ATGCGCCGCGACCGCTACGCCCGCACCGGGCGTCGCCTCATGCCGGGACAGCACGCCTAGTAACCTGTCCGGCATGGCCGACAACCGGACCCCCGCAGAGATCGACGCCGAGGTCGAACGCACCCGCGCCGAAGCATCCCAGGCCCACGCCGCCGCCGCCAAGGCAACAGCCGAAGCAGCGAAAGCGAACGCCGAAGCCGAGGTCGCAGCGCTCGACCTGGAGAAGAAACGGCACGAGCTAGCCAAGTGGCGGGCAGGCACCGAACACCACCGCGTGTACCGGTACACCGACCAGGTGTCGCCGTCGTCGACCGAGAAGTGCCTGTCACAACTCACAACCTGGCGACGCATCGACGAGGCCGAGGACGAACAGCGCCCGATGGAGATCATCTTCACGTCACCCGGTGGCTCGATCTACGACGGGTTCGTTCTATTCGACGCCATCCAGGATCTCCGCCGGGACGGCTGGACCGTCGACACCGGCACCTATGGCATGGCCGCCTCGATGGCTGGTGTGCTCCTCCAGGCCGGTGACACCCGCTGGGTCGCCCAGTCCGCATGGGTGCTCATCCACCGTGCCTCGTTCGGTGCGATGGGCTCGACCGACGACATCGAAGATATGGTCGAACGAGTCGAAGGGCTGGAGCGACGCATCATCGAGATCTTCGTTCGCCGTGCCGCAGCCGCCGGGGTCGACAAGCCGGTCACCCAGCAGATGATCAAACGGAACTGGAAGCGGAAGGACTGGTGGATCAACGCCGACGACTGCCTCAAGCTCGGCATCGTCGACGAGATCCGGGGCGGGCTCTACCTCCCCTGATACGATCCCCGGATCGGGTTGCAGCGGCTGCCGGGCGTTAGGGGTTTCTCCCGGCAGCCGCTCCCCTCGAAAGGACCCCCGATGCCCTCCACCGAGTTCGACAAGCTACGAGAACGAGTCCTCGACCTGGAGGCCGAAGTAGCTGCCCTAGAGCACGTCGTGGCCGACCTCCGCCAATACGAGAAGGCGACCCGGATGCTGCTGTCCCGAGGGTTCTGGTGGCGGCGATCCGACGACGATTCCGATGCCGTCCCCTGAGAGTGTTATGCCGAACGACGACGCCCCCACCATCTCCGCCGCTACCGCGTTCGGGGAGGCCGGTGTCTCCGGTCTCAAACACAACGGCGGCATGGTCACCGAGGAGTTCCTGCCGGAGCTGAAAGGCCGACGTGGCGTCGACATCTACCGGCAGATGGGCGACAACGACCCCGTCGTCGGTGGTGTGCTGTACGGCATCGAGATGGTGCTCCGGGCGGTCGGCTGGTCCGTGCAGCCCGGCGGCGAATCCCCCGACGCTATGGCGCAGGCCGAGTTCGTCGAGCAGTGCATGGATGACATGTCGCTCACGTGGGGCGACTTCATCGCCGAGGCCCTGTCGAAGGTGCAGTACGGGTGGGCGTACTTCGAGACGGTGTACAAGCGGCGCGAGGGCTCCGACGGCGAGGTGCGTTCCCGCTACGACGACGGGCTGATCGGCTGGCGCAAGTTCGGGTTCCGAGCCCAGGAGACTGATGTGGCAGAACACGAACACGCAGGAGCCGGTGTCCATCCCGATCGAGAAAGCGATGCTGTTCCGCACCACGGTCCGCAAGAACAACCCTGAGGGGTTCTCGCTGCTGCGCCGCGCCTACATCCCGTGGTATCGGAAGGACCGGGTGGAGACCGCCGAGCTGATCGGTGTCGAACGCGACCTGGTCGGTGTCCCGATGTTCGAGGTCCCCGAAGAGATGCTCCACGAGTCAGCCTCGGAGGGTGAGCAGCGAGCCATCGAGGAATACAAGAAGATCGTGACGCAGATGCGTCGAGGCGATCAGGCCGGTCTGGTGCTCCCGGACTGGCGGGACGAGAACGGCAACAAGATCGGCGGGTTCAAGCTGGTCCAGTCGCCGGGCACCCGCACGATGGACACGTCAGCGATCATCGAACGCCACATCAAGTGGATCACGATCTCGACGCTTCAGGACATCCTGATCCTCGGCCACGAACACGCCGGGTCGCTCGCTCTCGCCGAAACGAAGAAGGTCCTCGCCCAGAACGGCATGAAGGCGTTGGTCGACGAGATCGCCTCGACCGTGAACCGGCACGAGATCCCCCGCCTGCTCCGCCTTAACGGCATGGCAACCGAGGAAGCCCCGGAACTGGTGCCAGGCGAGATCGGGGAACGGAACCTCCAAGAGATGGCGGCGGTGATCGCTGCGACGGCGCAGGCCGGGATGGGCTGGTTCCCGTCACCCGAAGGCGACCTGGAGAACAACATCCGCACGACTCTCGGGTTCGACCCGATCGACCCGACCGCCGACGACGGCACCGCATTCGAGCCGACCCTCCCACCCCAGCCTGACGAGCCCTCGACTGACGACGAGCCGCAGGACGAGGACGACCCCGATGTCATGGACGGCTAGGGTCGCCAAGTTCCGACAGGTCTCCGATGAGGTCGCCCGCCGGGAAGGCCCCGAGGTCGTAGCGACGCACCGGATCGCCGACAAGAACATTCCTCGGATGGCCCGCTACATCGAGACCGTCCTGGCGAACCTGCGTGAGGCGGTCACCCCTGGTCTGGTTGGCCGTGCCCTCGACTCCGGGGCACCGATCGCGATGATCGACCGCTGGCTCGACGAACACCTCGAAGAGCTGGTGCCGGTGGCGAAGGCGGAGATCCCGCCCGATATCAACGCGACGTACGGGGCGATCATCGGCGAGGCCGGTGAGTTGTGGACGTCGCTCCACGCTGGCGAGTTCGTGTTCGATCACATTGACCCGGAGACCGTGAACGCTGCGAAGCGGTCAGCGGCCGCGATGGTGACCGGGGTCCGCAGCGAGGTCCGCTCCGCAATCCAGGAAGCGATCGTAGGGTCCGTGTCCGGCAACCTGACACGTCAGCAGACGGTCCGGGTGGTTAGGGGTGCGGTCGGGATGTCCGGGCCGCAGGCCCGCGCATACGCCAACCTGGCGTCCGCAGCGTACGCCGGGCAGGGACCGATGACGAACGCCGAGCGGGCGCTGTTCTCACGGGCGCAAGGTTTCAAGCTCCAGGGGCAGACCCGACTGAAGCGCAACATGAACCCCGCGGCGATCCGCCGGATGCTCGACCAGTACGAGCGGCGGGCGATCGCTCACCGTGCGCAGACGATCGCCCGCACGGAGACGATGCGGGCGTCGAACCTGGGGAAGCTTCAGGGTGCCCGCCAGTTCGTCGCGGCGACGAACAACACTCGGCTCGTGCTGGAGTGGGTGACGACGTTCGATGATCGGACGTGCCAGATCTGCGTCGGGCTCGACGGCAAGGTCGTCGATGACGGTACGGCGTTCGTGTCGAACATCGGTCAGGAGCTGGCGACGGAGACCCCGCCGATTCATCCTCGCTGCCGTTGCGTGCTGGACACCCGAACCGAGATCGTCGACACGCCGGTCTGAAACTTCCTGAAAGAATCTTGCCTGAGGCTAGACAGCATGGCCTAGGGCGGGTATAGTTACAGACATGGAGATCAACCCCACCAAAACCCACTGCCAGAACTGCGGAAGCCACGATTACCGTGACGGCGAGGATGGCTACACCGCCTGCTGCAACGAGAACGTCTGCTACGGCGACACCCGCCTCTGGCAAACAAACCTCGGCCCCATCCGGGCCTGCTGCGCTGCCGTCCTCGACGCCCAGAACCCCGGCGTCACCGAGTCCTGGCGATAAGCCACAACCCCGAAGGAGAACCCACCATGAACACCACCCCCGGAACCACCCTCACCCTCACCCTCGCAGGCGAAGAGGTCACCGCCACCTGGTGCAAGCTCGCCGACTTCTGCGAAGACTTCGAGGACATGACCGGTGCCCGCACCGTCACCCTCAACCGTCCCACGTTCGTCGTCGAAGGCCCCGATGCCGGGTTCTTCTGGCGGGACGAGAACAGCGTCGTCGGAGTCCGAGAGGTCCGCTGCCTCATGGACAAGACCTTCATGGAGGTCGAGTTCACGAACGGCGCCGAGTCATCCTGCACCTGGTCAGGCGCACGGTTCCTCGTCGTCGACGCGGTCCCCTGCTGACCTAAGAAGTCCCCGCCACCAGCTTGGAGGCTGGCGCCCGGTTCGAGACCGGGAGCGGGACGAACACCAAACAAGGAGAACCCACCATGAACGCAACCACCCTCACCGGAGCGACAGAGGTCCGAGCCCTTCAAGCCATCACCGGCCCCTGGGTCGACGGGAACGAGTTCTGGGTGAAGGACCGCCGAGAGGTCCAGTTCCCCGATGGCACTCACGTCGTCGTGTTCACTGGCCACTGGATGCACACCGACACCCTGGAGATCGAGACCCTCGCCCTCCCCGCCGCGGCAGAAGTCGAAGTCTCCTAGACCAGACCCCCGCTACCACCTGACCAATCGAGCGCCCCGGCCCA